GGATATTTTGCATCAGTTAGTTTTGATTGTATAGCAGCATTGATTGTCATATCTCTTATCTTAGCTTCATACTGCTCTTTAGTAGCCTTATTAGCTTCCTGAAGCTCTTTGATAGTCTTTTCTAATTCTTCATTGCCTTTGACTTTTTCCTGCAGGTCTTTAAGTTGTTTATCTCTTTCTCTAATTTGCTGTTCTAGCTCTTTTTTTGTCTCGTTCACTTCGTCAAATCTAGCTTTAGGGATAAACCCTGCCAACACTTCCTTGTGCAAATTAAGCACCTTATCAGCCTGTTCCTCGGTTAAACCTAATTCAAGTAATTGCTCTTTATTCATCTTCATTCTCCTTTCATCTTCACTTTTTAACCCGGTCGTGTCCGGTGATGTCTTTGTTCTTTTACGCCTACAAATACCAAAAAAGGCGGCAATATAAAAAGGCCTTATTCGGCCTCAATCAATTTTTTCATATGTCAGTTCAAAAATGTCTGGCTTGCAAGGATAAAACTCACCCTTTATGCCTTTGATGATGTAATCACCTACACTTGCTATATGATCACCCTCCAGAGTTGGAATAATAAGTGTAGGACTGTCTGGATCTGCATAATTCACTCTAATGTCTGTCCCCATAAACTCACTTAATTCTGCTAACGATTCTGCTGTGTCAAAGAATCGCACAGCCTCAACTACAACCGGCTTTTTCCTGTATTTGGCCATTTCTTCACCTCCCAACAGGCACAATAAAAGCACCTGACTGCCCAGATGCTTGTTTGTGGGTATAAAAATACCGCCTACTACCGTTATTCGTGATAGGCGGCTCTTTTATCTCTTTAGATACCTACATAAAACTTGCAGAAATCATCATAAAGCATAAAATATCTTACTTCAATGAGACTTTTTATTTCTTTTTTCTCTTCTTCTTTCATCTCTTTATCTGTGTAAATCCTTAATTCATGGTTATTATTATCATCTATGAACTCTATCCTGCTTTTATATCCCATAGCGGATAATGCATTATATATTCTTTCTATTGTTGACATATTATAACCTCCAATACTAAATTATAGTTATATTATACCACAGTTAAAGTTTCTACCCGTTTTTAATGTATTTATCATACCATTCTTCATATGTCATATTTGCTGGAACTTCATAACTTCTACCTGTTACCGGATCTCGTGCAACCCTTGTACCTACCTCAGCATCATCATAGTATGGCACCGTTGTTGTTCTACAGAATGGGTGATATGGCGGATAATTTACTCCCACTATTGCCTTATCCACATCATATATCTTGCCATCCTCGCTTCGGCATATATCCGAGGTCCTCATATCCAATGTGGCCACGATTTGGTACTTCTTTACGCCATCTTCTTTATAAGCTGCTAACGTCCCTTTCTCAATAATAAAGCTGCTCTCTGTATGGAGCAGCCTGTAGGCTTCAAACTCTTTGGTCTTAAACCTCTTTGCAAAGTCTTCGGCCAGCGTCTGCGGGTTTTTGCCCTGCACCAGCATGGTTGTAATATCTTCAGTCAACACTTGTAACATATGATCCTTCTGTTTCCAGATCCGGCTGGAGAAGTCCGCGCCATTAAAAGGGTATCTAATTAATTCGTCTATAGTTCTAGGATTTATCTGCGCAAACTCCTGATGGAAGCCGTGATACTGGTCAATATTAAACCATGTACGGTAATATGAATCGGTGTAAACCTCTTTTAAAAGCTCCTTCCCTTTGTATTCATATTCGATTGCATATAATTGCTGTAGTATAGCATCTATCTGCTTTTCTAGTGCTTGATAGCGGGTAATTCTGGCCTTGATAGACATATTGACTAGCTTTAGATTGTACTTTCCCATATTCTTATTAACAAGGTCTATAAAGTCCTGTAACTCGCCTATTTCTGCCTTATTAAGTAGTTTTTGTGCTTCAGCATAGGATACTTTGTTTTCTTTTGCATACCGCATGTAAAAATCATTTATAACACTTTGGGTTTCTCGTTTTGCTTGTCTAAACGCTTTCTTCAAACCTTTATAATATTCATCAAGCTTCTTCTCTCCGGCCAGATATTTCCGTTCCTGTCGTTTTTCCCAGTAGGTTATGCTCTTTTTGTTCACTAACCACCACCTACTTTATGTTATAGTACTTATATCTTACTTTCACTCTTCATCCCCCTCACCAAACATTGGCGGCTCATCTGATTTATTTTCTTCCTCAATCTGCTTTAGTTCTTCTTCAATATCTTCTACCCATGGATGATTAGCAATTATCGTCTTATTGCTTATTATTCCTTTGCTATTCAGACAGTCTGTAATAGCTTGTGACTCATTAACGGCTATGTCGCGGTTAAATACGATTTTGATTTCTTTGTCCGAAACGGGCAATTTCATGATTTCATGATAACGGTTCACAAAATAAAGCAGTTGCTCAAAGCCCCATTTGAACCATTCCTCAAGAGTATTACATTTCAGGTCCAAATTTGAATATAAGAACCGTAAAGCTATGCCTGAAGGAGCATTACCAATTTTGTCTTTGTCCTCGTCAACACCTTGACCAAAGTCGAATATATCTTTTTTCAATGCTTCCCAGTGCTTTTGAGCAGCATCAATATCAATTTTGGCCTGCAGCAGGTCAATACCGGCGTGCTCATCGGCATCCAGTTTGATAGCACGGTAGTGTGCCAAGTCCCGCATAAACTCGCCTAGATTTTCTCCACCGTAGCCCCGAAGCGCATATATCACACTTTTAACTTCTTCCAGCAAGTTGGATATGTCTGACCGTGTCCGGTCGTAGTCATCAATCAAAGTCTTCACAAACTGCAGGTCCGGCAGCTCCATGTCATTGTTCTTGAAAGGGATAAAAGGCACTCGGCCCCATGTTCCTGGTTCACCGTCTACAGTGAAGTGAGGAAGCAGTATCCCATCGCCTTCTACATCCAGGTACTTTTCGGCATCCAGTATCACTTCCCCGTTAGGTGTCTTTTCGTAATACTCAACCCCGTCTGCCGTGTGGAACTCAATTTTTGTGACTATCCGCTTTTCTTTCCCTTCGTACGCTTCCACATCGTAATATCGGATGAACGCCTCTAACTCCTCGTGGTCGTTGTCTGTCCAAATCGGTATGCACTGCTCTGACGGAATACGCATGGTTTTAAATTCGCCGGCAGAGTTGATATAAGGGTGCAGCCATGCAATTCCCTTATTGCTGGCCTCATATCCCAGCTGGGCAAGTCGTTTTTGGAACCGTTTACCCAAAGTTTGCTTCACGGCTTTAAGGTACTTTTCATCTTCGCAGGTCATGGCGAGAGGCTTTAGTAAAAGATAATTAACCTTATCGTCTACAAGGTTGCGCATAAAGCCGTGGGTTAGACGGTTGTTGGCCTTGGTTTCGTCCTCCACCCATCGCCCGTCTTCGTAGCGGAGCATTTTACGATTCAGGATGTCGTTCTCTGCCCGATAGTACCTTTCACCGGCCAACATAAGCTGCCGCTCTTTGGAAACATTGAACTCATCTATAAAAGTCTTTATCAATTCTTCTTTGGTCAGCATGTTGATACTGTTGTCGAATATGATCATCTTCTCACCTCACTTTAGCACCTGGATACCGGGTTGCTTATTCAATCTCATTAGTGCCTGAGACATAGCGTCCACTTGGTCATCATTAGCACCATTCGGAAACGCCGCGCATTCTTCAATGAAATCGTGAACCCAGGGCGCAATACTGGGGTCCGGCAGATAGACGTTTCCTGCCTCAACCTCTGGCGATACCGCCCAAGCACGGGATTCTTTGCTTCCTTGGGGCTCAACCGGAATAAGTCCGCTAATCTCTTTTTTGAGCGTCGCAATCACCGCCGGGCCGTTGGCCTTATCCTCAACTAGCTTTACCCTTGCTTGCGGCCATTTTGCCGACAGTGTTCTGACAGCTTGAATAGTGGCCGGGAAATCCATTCTATCTCTAACCTGATCTAGCAGATACTTATCTGCACCTTTCCGGCCCCACACTTGCCCAACAACAAAGTCTGCCGTCTTGGTATCCTTAAAGGTCATATCCCAGCTCTGGATAATCTCATCAAACCTGTCCGGCACCCTGCGGTAATACTGCCACCAGTTGCGCTTAAATATGCCGCCCTCTGCCGGCGAAGGCCGCTGTTGGTAGAGGGAGGTCCACCAGTAAGAGCCCAATGCTTTTTTAATGCTTTCCAGGGCATCTTTCGTAAACAAGTCAGGACAAAGGGGCTGGCCGATTTCTCGCCCCAGTGGATCGTCATCCTCCGCTATTGCTGGCAGGCTAACGACTTCCCACTTCTC